CGACGACAACCTGCAAGGCGCGCTGAAGGGCGTGCGTGACGAGGTGGCGAGGTGGCTCGGCATCGACGACGGCGACGCGCGCGTGCAGTACTGCTACGCGCAGACGACGTGCAAGCGCGGGGAGGAGCACGTGTCGATCACGTTCGGGCACGTCACGGAGCTGATGAAGGCGAAAGCGCTGCTGCGTCGGGTGCAGGTGTGGAGTCGCACCGGCATCTCTGGCGACATGCTCTGGCTCGATGTCGGCGCATTCCTGGGAGAGCAGCCATGAGCGACAAGGACCGTGAGCGACGTTACACGCGCGCTGACCTCGTGCGTGTCGCGATCGAGACGCTGGCCATGGTGTGCAGGCCAGAGACGTGCAAGTGCGAGCCAGTGGACCCCGAGGCCGTCGTCGACGGGCTTTTTGACGAGGTGGAGACATGACCGACTACAGTAAACCCATCAGACACTGGTGCGACGCATGCGGCCGAGCACTGTTGCGTAACCGTGCCAACGCGGCATAGAGTGTGCCCATGGCGCAAGATCCCCAGTGGCGACGTAGCTCGAAACAAAAGGGGCGGCTCCTGCTGCCCCAGTGGCTGCGAGGTGCGACCGACGACATGCTGCGCGCAGAGTACGCGATCGGCATGGGTGATGCGAGCCTTGCTGCATCGCCTGGCAAAGATGTGCCCGATGCGATCATCGGGCTCGTCAACGAAGCGGACCCGACGCTGAGGGCCAGTTGTCGTCGTCACCTGCTCTCGTACTCGCTGGCTCCGCATGCGCGATGGGAGGACGGCGAGGCACCTATCCCTGCGCCGATGACGCCGTCGATCACCGAGCTCGAGGCCCGCCTCGAGGAGCTCGCCGAGGGTGGAGACCGTGCAGCGATCCTCGCCCTGCTGGCGGCCCTGGACCCCACGCGCTACGGGCGACACACTGCACCCGTCGCAGACGGCGGGCTCACTGACGTCGTCGACTGGGCAGCCACCACGACCCCTGCATGAGGCACCATGACCATGAAGACCACAGCCGCTTACCGAGGCCCCAGGATCGCGCTCGACGCAGCTTACGCTTCTGCGGACGACACATACCGCGCCGCCTTCGACGCCTGCCGCGATGCGCGCGCCGCAGCGGACGCCGAACTTGACGCCGCCGCCATCGCCTACCGCGCAGCGTTGAGCGCTGCTAACTGGGCCTACCGCGCAAGCCTCGACGCCGCCATGGTCGTCGCCCTGCCCCTCGCTGCCCGCGAAGCGGCGTTCAGTGCGGACATCGCCAACCTCAGAGCCCAGAACGCGGCGCTCACATCTCTCATTCTACGGTGACGCCAGTCCGCGTCACGCACACGCTCTCGTCCTCGCAGCTCAAGGCGCTCGCCGACGTCACCTCGAGGATGCTGGTGCTCTCTGGTGGGTGGCGCTCGGGCAAGACGCACGCGCTCTGCTGCAAGGTGCTCGACCTCGCGAGACGCAACCCCGGCAAGGTGGGCCTATTCGCTGCCCCGACGTGGTCGATGGTGGAGCAGGTGTTCGTGGTCGAGATGCGAACGCTGTGCGCGATGCTCGACGTAGCGGTCGCATGGAACGCGCAGAAGGGCGTGCTCACGCTCTTTCGTCGTCACCCTGTCACGATCGTCTGTCGCTCCCTCGACAGGCCCCGCAGCGGCGAGGGCCTCACTGTCGCGTGGGCCGTCATCGACGAGTGGGAGCTGTGCAGCCCGCAAGCGATCAAGACCATCAACGCCCGCATCACGAAAGGCACGTGCTGTCAGCTTGTCCTCGGTGGGACGCCTGAATCATTCGGCCCCGCGTACACGATGATCCTGGCGAAGGCCCGCGCGGGCACGACCGTGATCACGATGTCGACGAGGGAAAATCAGCGCAACCTCAACGACGACTACCTCGAGGACACGGGCGCGATCCTCTCTGACGAAGAGCGCGCCGAGAAGCTGGAGGGCATTCGCCAGTCTCGCGGTGGCCTCGTCTATCGCCGCCTCGACAAGCAGCACTGCTTCACTGCCCGCGCCGTCGACATGCAAGAGCCGCACAGCGTTGAGCTCTGGTGTGACTTCAACATCGGTGCACATCACTGGCTCATCGTCGAGGTGAGCAGTGATCGGCGACGCTTCCATGTCGCCGGTGAAGTCGTCGGCTACGACATCGATACAGACCAGCAGACGCAGCGCGCGCTCTCTGCACTGTCGACGCACATGAGCACGACGCGCAGAGTGTCGGTCGACGACGTCAAGGCGATGCGCATCAATGCGCCATGCGACAGCAGCGGACGCAACCGCAGCGTCCTCTCGTCGCATGTGCGTGTGCTCGCAAGCAACAGCCTGCGCCCGCTGTATTTCACCAGAGGCAACCCCGACGTCGAGGACCGCGTGTTTAGCGTCAACCAGATGTTGGCCTCGAAGGCGCTCACCGTCGACGAGGTGAAGGCCCCATCGCTGGCACGAGCACTGACCCAGCAAGGTCGTGATCCTTCTGGTGCGCCAGCCAAGCACAAGGACCCGCATCAGGATCTCTCTGGCCCCGTCGACGCGCTCGGTTACGGCGTGTGGTGGCACAGGCCTAGCCACAGATACAGGCCGAATGCAACAGCGGACAGCGCCGCAACGTGGGCAGAAGAGAAGGCCCGCATGGAGACGCGCTTCTTTGGCATGGGCGACGTGATCACTTGACTCGCTGCCGACTTCAAGGCGCCCCCGCTAGGCACTTGACACACAGGGTGCTAGTGTGCTGGCCATGGACCTCTTCGCCAGCCAGGTGCCCTCTCTGTTCGTCGGCATCAGTGCTGGCGCCAACCGCTCCACACCGCTGACTCCCGAGGCGTGGTCAACGGCCACGGTGCGCGAGGTGCTCACGCTCGATGCACAGCGTCGACCGTACGGGCAGCTCGCAGCGTCTCGTGGCTACGCTGCCCGCTACCTCGGGGACCAGCGAGGCATCATCGATGCGCTGTTGCGCGTGCGCTACCCGCGCTCCGCAGACAGGATGCACCCAGCACCGATCGGCTACACGCGCATGTGGGCCAGGGCTGACAGCGGTGGCTACCAGCAGGAGCCTGATCGCTACCTCGTCGACGTCGAGGGCGAGCGCATCGCCAGCGACGACATGCAGGCCGCGAGCGACACGCAGCTTGAGCGCGCTCGCATCAGTGAGGTGGCGCCCGAGGCTGAGCGGCGAGCAGCGACGGGGACCAAGTGCGCCGTCGTCCACGTCGCGCACATCCCTGCGCTCGACCTCGATGCAGCACGCGCAACGCTCACTCACTACTGGCCACATGACGCCGTCGTCGTCTGTCACCCCGCCTATCCGAGTGAAGAGAGCGCGTCGATTTTCGTGGCCCTCCGCCAAGTCGGAGCCATCGACAGCGAGGGCATGATCGTCGACCGCTGGCTCTGCTACCGACGCGACTACACCGATGACGACCGAGGCATGCCCGCCTCATGGGGCACATGGCAGGTCGCGACGTGGACCGACAAGGACGCCTCGACGACGTGGGAGGAGTACGAGGGCACGCTTGTCCCCGCCGTCGTGCTGCGCCTCGAGCCTGGTGACGGCGGCTTCTGGCCAGCCCCTGACGTCGACAGCATGCGCTCTGCTGACCAGCTCAACATGAGCCGCGCCAATGAGGATCTAATCCTCGGGCTGCAAGCGCACTCGCACCTCGTGATCAGCGATGACACCTACGACGAGCAGATGGCGAACATCAGCCCCGACGGCGTGACGGTCCTGAAGTCCGGCTCGTCGGCGCAGTACCTCACGCCAGCCCCTGCCTTCGACGCCATGAAGGCGTCCATCGAGGAGACTCAGCGGGCCATCGCAGCGGCGAGAGGCAACGACCCCAACGCCTACGCCGCGAGGACCGGCGCGCCTGAGTCGGGCATCGCGAGGCTCGTGGCAAAGTTCCCTCACGAGCTCACACTGCGCGAACGGCGCGAGGCACTGCGTCGATTCGACGAGCGCCTCTCTCGCACGATCCTTGACGTCGTCGACACCTTCGATCCCGATGCGCCGTCCTTCGGCCTCGAGGTCCGATGTCGGACAGACCTCGCGCCGTCGGTGGTCTTCGAGGACCCCTCGGCCAAGCTCGCGCGCGCACAACAGCTCCTCGATGCAGGTGCCATCTCGTCGGCAGAGTTCGTTGTCGAGGTCGGGCGCTACCGCACCCTCGAGGAAGCCAAGCGCGCGGGCTACAGCGACGACGCCCGCTTGCGTATCATCGAGGACGCCGTGTCCCCCGACGTGCTGACTGCGATGGTGCCTGCTGTGGACGACGTCGACGTCGCGAGCCTCGCGCTGAACGGCGCGCAGGTGTCGAGCCTCATCGAGCTCGTTGGCCTCATCGCGGGCAAGAACTTCCCCGCCGAGACAGGCCGCGAGATCATCCTCGCTGCCTTCCCCGCAATCTTGCCTGCTGTCGTCGACAAGATGCTGGCGCCGCTGAGGACCTTCACCCCGCCTATCGTGGACGGCGTCGCCGCGCCTGCCCCCGTCGTCGAGGACAAGGTGGTGCCCGATGCCGCAGGGGAGTGAGCAGGGTGACGCTGCCATCGAGCGGCTGCGCGAAATCGTCGACGCTGCCGAGGCAGAGATCAGCAAACAGATGGCGCGCTTGGCCTCGAGCAAAGGCAAGCTCGAGAGCAGCAAGGAGGCCATCGACAACAACCGCGCGGTGGCCTCGCAGGTGCGCCGCGCAATCGAGCGGCTCGCAAGCGCAACACGCGCGGTCGGCCTCGCGGGCGCGAAGGCCGCGACGAAGGCAGAGGCCTCGCGCCTCGGGCTCACGCTCGACCCCGAGGCGCAGACGATCATTGACACCGTTGTTGAGGACCGGCTCAAGGAGATCAGTGCCGTTTGGGGCGACGCTGCCGACGAGGTGAGCCGCGCCGCGCGCGTGGCCATCACGACCTCGGGCAGCCTGGAGACGCTGGTGCTCGACGTGCAGAGCAAACTGCGGGGATCGCAGGCACAGGCGCAGTCCGCGGTTGACTCGATGGCCATGGCCGCAGGTCGGCAGGTGGCGGTCATCCAGGCCGAGGACGCAGCCAGTGAACTCGGTGAGGATGTGGCCTACGTCTACGGTGGCCCCGCTGATCGCATCACGCGCCCCTTCTGCCGCGAGCATTTGACCTCGCTGACAAAGCAGGTCTACACGCTCGCGGCCCTCGACGCCCTCGATGCTGGCGCAGGCCAGCCTGGGCCTGTGTCGGCGTACATGGGTGGATTCAACTGCCGCCACAACCTGAGCCCCATCTCTCTCGTCGAGGCCAAGCGCGCTGGCTACACGGTGATCAGATGACCCTGAAGCGCACGACCCCGACGCCGCCACGCCAGCGATTCAACGCCAGCAAGGTCGCGGCCTTCATCGCGAGCCTCGCCATCGGGCACATCCGCACGCGCACGGGCGAGGGCCTCGACGTCGAGGATGCACCGTTCGCAATGTACTCCACCGAGTACGCCGAGACGCGCGCCGAGCTCGGGCGCAACACCGGGTTCGTTGATCTGTTGATGAGTGGCGGCATGCTCAACAGCGTGCGTGTCGTCGACAGCAGCGGCGGTGCGGACTCAGCATCGGTGACGATCGGCGTGGGCACTGGCACCTCGCCAAGAGTGAGGCCGCCGTCGAAGACGCGCCGTCGAGGAGGCTCACGCACTGGCTCGCGAGGCCCCGCGCACAACCTGCTGGCGCGCTGGCACAATGAGGGCACCGGGCGCAACCCCAAGCGCAAGTGGTTCGGGGTGAGCGCCAAGGGCTCCGCGATGCTGGAGCGCGAGACGAAGCGCGTCCTCGCGAAGTTCTTAGAAAACAAGTAGTTACCAATGTCAAGCGCATTCTAATGCAGGTGAGACAGTACTTGACTTGCACTGTGATGCAGTCTCGGGCAACATGATCCGCATGGATGACGCCATCGCAGAACTCGCCCAGATGATCGCTGACGATGGTGCCGCTCTCGTCGCAGGGATCGCCGACCCCGCCACAGCCGAGAGTGTGCAGGCGTTCCTCGACGGCGCGCTTGAAGCGCTCGCTGCCGTACTTGAGCCCGCGCCTGAAGAGGCGCCTGTCGCCGACGAGGTGCCTGCCGATGTCTGAGCCCATCACCCCCATCGCGCCTGTCGTCACTGCCCCCGTCGTCGAGACGGCGCCTGCCGTCGTGGAGACGCCTGCTGCCCCTGTCGTCGTGGCCCCCGTCGCACTCAGCGCCGCGGCCTCACGCATCGCCGCTCTCCGCACCTCGCGTGCAGAGGCACGCGCTGCCTTGGTGGCGCCTGTCGCCGAGGACAAGGCCACGCCCGAGGTGTTCGCCTCTGCCAAGCGTTGGGCATCTCACGAGGCCAGCGAGCGCAAGCGCATCACCGCGGCGAGCACCTCGCTCTCTGCCGAGGACCGCGCCATCGTTGAGGGTGAGCGTGACGTCGCACGCGCCTCGATGCTGCTCGCGCGCCTCAGCGCGACAGCCCCGACCCCGACGACTAAAAGCGTCGCACCCGCGCGCGCAAATGGTGCGCCTCCCTCCGCTGGCGCCGTCGACTACGCCGCCACCCTGAAGGACCCGAAGGCCATGGCCGAGGCCAAGGCCAAAGATCCCAAGGGATTCGCCGATTTCTTCTCCTCGCTGGTGCAGCGCACCAGCGGGCGTAAATCCACGCTCGATATCGCACGCGC